CTTTAGGCTTATTAGTTAGCGGCTCCATAGCCATCTCTTGTTTAGATGAGCCTATTATAAGGCTCAAAATGATTATGTCAATACCTTTTTTCAAAAAAATTAAAATTTTTTTAATTTATTTTTTATAATAATGAGTCTACAAAATGATTGGTTGTTATGTCCTCTATTTTGAGACATGCGTCACAACATTTAAATCTAATCTATATTAAAATTAGATAATTTATTAAAACTAACAATAGGAGCCAAAAAAATGAAAAAATTATTATTCTCTTTACTTATTGTCCCAACTGTTATTTTCGCGTCTGAAACTGGCGAAAGTTGCGCAAAAATACAAGATGGAACTAAGAGACTTGAGTGCTATGATGGAATTTTTGTTAAAAAAGATAGTGGTGCTGATAGCGCAGAATCTGAAAAAGCTAAATGGGAGTATTCTCAAAAAATAGATGAATTACGGAACCAAACTACTTATATAGCAAGAATCCCCTCTATAAATACGATCAATTTTGGATTTCCTTATAACAATTCCTCAATGGTATTGGCACTTCGTAAAGATCCTAAGTATGGCAATGATATAATGTTTTATGTAAATGGACAATTTAACGGTTGCTTTGATGGGTGTGATCTTGTAGTTAAATTTGATAACAATAATTTAGAAGAGTATAGAATGTCTAGCTCTAGTAGCGGCGATAGTGGTACGTTGTTTATTTCTAGCAATAAAGAACTTATTAAGTTTGTTGGTAAATTAAAAAAATCAAAGAAATTGATTGTGGAAGCAAGTTTTTATAATTATGGCAAAGGACAGTTCACGTTTGATGTAAGTGGATTAGATTGGAATCATTTTTAGGATCAAATAAATGAATAAGAAAGTTATTGCTATCCCATTAATAACGTTAGGAATCCTTGGTGGTGTATTTGGGTTCAACTATTTTACTTTAACTAAGCCATTGGATAGTGTGCTGAAGTCAGATTCCCGTAATAATGGTATAGAAGTTTCAGCCCACTACGAAAATTATGTAAATCCAAATGTTCTCGTCTTTGATATAAAGAACATAGACTTAAAAAATAGTGCTGCGGATGTCTTTAGAGTATTTTGGCAATACTCAAGCGAACTCAAAACCAAGTCTTTTGATAAGATCATCTTGTCATCAAAAGGTCAATCTAAATTTTATATTCTTGGTAGTCATTTTACAGAGATAGGTAGAGGGTATGGTATACAAAATCCTGTCTATATAGTAAGAACATTTCCTGAAAATGTTTATAAAATGAGTGGCAGTAAAGCATTTGATTCATGGACAGGCGGAGTATTAGGAGTCTCAATTAAGCAATTAGAAGATTTTAATGATTTTTCAAAAAAATGGTTTATAGATGACAAGTTTAAATAAGTTTTTGCAAAAAGCCACTTATAGTTAACTAAAAAAATATTCTAAAACCACTTGACTGCTTGCAAGTGAAAGTGTATTATACTTGGTAAGTTGCGGTTTTTGCGAATAGCAAACGCAAAAAAGAATTTTACAGCCCTGGTCGGAAACGGTCGGGGTTTTTTATTGGACGATTAACTCAGTCGGTAGAGTGGCAGCCTGTTAAGTTGTTTGTCGCTAGTTAAAGTCTAGCATCGTCCGCCATATATTCAGCTCACATGTATTAGTTTACTTGTGAGCTTTTTTATTTGAGGTAAAAAAATAATGCCTATGAAAGATCCTGATGTATGGGCTTTGATTTGGGCTTGGTTACAAATCAATTTTGGCAACGGTTCAATTCAAAGTGCTGGCGCGGCGGTTTTTATGTCGCTTTTAAGAATGGGATTTATGCGCAAGAAACCAGCATTTCGCTATGTATTCATTGATGCAATGATTTGTGCATCTATTGCTGGGGTGGCAGTGCCTGTGTGCACTCATATATTCGGTCACGCAGATTTTTCAGCTTTTTTCGGCACGATGATTGGATTTATCGGAACTGAGAAAATACGCGAATTCTTGTTTAAGTTTATTAATCGTAGGATTGACAAAGATGACAATGATTATTCCCGAAACGACATTCAATAAAGTTTTCCCAAAAGCAACCAAAGGGATTTATCAGGTAATATCAAAATATATTGATTTAGCTGGTTGTTTTAATAAACAGCAACAAGCGATGTTTCTTGCTCAGTGCGGGCACGAAACAGCGGGGTTTACCACTTTTAGCGAAAACTTAAATTACTCAGCAGATGGATTGATGAGAGTTTTCCGTAAGTACTTTCCTAACCCTAGCATTGCTCGCCAATACGAGCGCAAGCCAGAAAAGATTGCAAGCCGAGTATATGCTAGTCGAATGGGTAATGGCCCAGAAGAAACAATGGACGGTTGGAATTATCGTGGTCGTGGATTAATTCAAATCACTGGTAAGGATAACTATATCCGATTTGCCCATTGGTTAGGCGATACGATCAACCCTAAAGAAGTATCAAGTAATTTAGATTTAGCGGTCAAAGCGGCAGTCTGGTACTGGATTTTTAACGACTTGGCATCTATTGATTCCGTCCAAAAGGTAACGATTAGGATCAATGGTGGTACTAACGGTCTAGATGACCGATTCCGATTATTCCGTGCGTTAATGGTGGATTAGTATGGAGGGTTGGAATGGTTAATAAATCAACCCTGATTTATCTTGCAGCATTGGCTGGCCTGTGTGGTTGGATTTGGTTTCAACGCGGGGCGATAAATGACTTAAGAGCCGAAAACCAAGCACAGGCTAGCCTCATTGCAGAGCAGGAAAAGGTTAATCAATCGCTAAAAGATACGATTGAGATAGAGCGCCAAGCAGTAGAGCAACAGCGAGTTATTAACGATGAGATTAAACAAACAACACAAGACAAAGTACAAGTTGTCAGAAAGATTATTAAATCACAGCCTTGTTATAACACTCGCATCTATGACGATGCTATTGAGCGGTTGCACTAATAAGGTAACAACCAAGACGGAGTATATCTATCCGCCTCAAGCATTTTTAACGCCTTGCGTGAAAACACCATTCACTGGTAGCACATACGGTGAGGCAGTAGAGCATTTAATCATAGTGCAAGGTGAGCGTGATATGTGTGCGAGCCAAATCACAAATATTAACAAGTGGATTGAAAGCACTAAGGCCTATAAGTAATCTAAGGTTGATTTATTCTTTTGTGGTAGTAATATTTCATAAGTTAAAAAGATTAACAGGAATAACAATGGAACCACACTACGAGAAATCATATATCATACCTGGATTGAAGTTACGCCTCTATTTTTTAAGTAAAGCTGCGAATAGAAACTTTATAGACTTCATCAAGCCTGTGTTATTGGATATAAGCAAAATTAACAGTGATAATGTTCGTGACTCCGACTTAGCCGACCTGTTCATCAAGATTAAAAGTATTTATGAATGGGTAGAGCCAAATAATTGTGGGTTGCCAGAGTTTGAGCATAGAGTGCTATCTAGCCAGTTAAATGATTTACTCTCTCAAATCGCTGTTTATTTGCGTATGGATAAAGACATTCAAATCAATGCAGAAAATAGAACGCTCCTTGTTGATACTATTAAGCAAGGAGTTAAAGAGATAGCTTTTGCATAGCAAATAATCTTAAGGAGAGATAAAGACCGCCAAATAAAGTGCGGTCTTTTTTTATTTTAAAGGCTTGATTTTAAAGATTAAAAGGTACTCCTGAGGGGATACCCCTTTCCACGGGGTTTCGGGCGCGCGGTTTTCGACAGTTTTTTGACATCTTAGGCATCATCATCTTTTTTACTTTTTAGGCATTTTTACGGTCTCGGTATGGATAATTTATTCGATTTAAAACTCAATATAAATCAGATCGCCGAACTAGTCGGAATGCATCGACAAACCGTATCACAACGGGTCGCAGGACTTACTCCTGCTATCGGTAGTAACTCAAAATTAAAGTTATACGCAATATCCGATTTAATCAAAATCGGGCTTGCCGAAAAAATGACGGCAGATGTTGATAGTTTGTCACCCGTTGAGAGACGGGCATTTTGGCAGGCTGAAAACGAAAGACTCAAATATGAGCGCGATACTGGAGAGCTAGTACCCGCTTTTGAAGTTGCTCAAGAGATGAGTTTTTTGGCTAAAGCAGTAGTGCAGTCACTTGATACTTTGCCAGATATTTTAGAGCGTGACTGTGGATTAACACCATCACAATTAACCCGTGTAATACAAGTAATTGATGACGTTAAGTCGCAAATGTCATCGCACATACAGGCTGGCGATGATAAGTCAGAGGAGTAGTAATGTTTGCATCAGCTAAAGACATTAGACGAGACATTGCAAATCTGCTTAAGCCTCCACGTCGAATGAAGGTGTCAGAAGCAGTCGCAGAGTATATGCGTGTGCCTGTTGGTGGCGGAAACTCTGTTAAATGGGATAAAGACACTGCAGCATATATTTTAGAGCCGATGGACTGCCTTAACTCTCGCGAATATGATGCAGTTATTTTTGTTGGGCCAGCCCGAACAGGTAAAACGGTTGGTCTAATTGATGGCTGGATTACTTATTCAATCATATGTGATCCGTCTGATTTTCTTTTGGTGCAACTTACCCAGGAAAAAGCCAGCGAACATAGCCGTAAACGTTTAGACCGCACTTTTAGATGCTCGCCTGAGATTGCAAAAAGATTAAGCCCGCGTAAAAACGATAACAATGTCCACGATAAATATTTTAGGGCGGGTAACCTGTTAAAAATCGGTTGGCCGTCAATTAATGTATTGTCATCGTCTGACTACAAATACGTTGCATTAACTGATTATGACCGCTGGCCAGATGATGTGGACGGTGAGGGTGATGGATTTAGTTTAGCATCAAAACGGACGACTACATTTATGAGTGCGGGTATGACACTTGTAGAGAGTTCGCCAGGCAAGGATATTGT